TCATTCCTCGAAAGCACCAAGGATCTGGTGCAACACCTCCAGCACAAGTTCCTTTTCTTGTGCGAAGATCACCCTGAAAAACTCATTAATAAGAATCAGAGCATTCTTATCGTTCAGGTGTACTGCCTGCTCAATTGCAAAAATGAGCGTTTCAAGTAGTGCCTTTGCGGCTTTAAGATCCATACTTCTCTCCTTATTTTGGATCAGTTGCACACAAACAGGCACACGGGAGTACTGGAAATACACCTTGCATGGTGTATCCTAGAAAGTGCGGTAACGAAGTCGGCAAACTCAAACCGCTAGCTCCAGGCAGGCCTCCCGAGGCCTGCTTTTTAGTTTCTGACTTCACTATTCTGTTCGTCTCATCACCTCCTTTCTTTTGCTGGACTTAAATTACGGTCGCGTTGAAATTAGGAACGTAATAAATACCGCTCTAACTTCATCGCTACCTCTGGATTCTAGTTAGATTTTTCAAAATCGGTAACTAATCTGCTACAAAATGCGACACTCTTTGGTGTTATTGAATAAGCCACCGGTCCCAGCTAACGGGTCAACAACTATTCAACCACAGCTTTTCAAACTGCAACCCCAAGAATCCGGATACTCGCATATTAATAGTGCGCTTCCAGGAATTGTCAGCAGCAAATCCATTAAAACACAGATCCGGATTCTTCCAAGCGGCCATACCCAGGTCACTTGAAATCCCAGATTACCCGTTAAAAGAGTTTCCACAATCCCCGAAAAAGGGGTTACTAAAAAAGAATAACCAAGGGAGGTCGACGTGCGAGGAGTCTGAACAGGTGGGCAGAGAGGCTACTGAATAGAAAGGCGATCCAGAACAAAGCCCTCTGCAGGATCTTGCTCGAGGAGATCTGAAATCACATCCGGATAGCCATCCATCTGGCTATACCAAACCGGTGACCGGTCGTTGGCCAGCTCCGGCTCATAGTAAACGATAGACAGTGCCTTTCGTCCGTTGGCTTTCACTCCAGCGCCCCATAGTAGCCCCCTGGCTCCATACTCCGTGTTCACGGTATCACCCAGGCTGTTGGTGCTGGTAAAGCTATCAACGCCGAAACCCTGCGGGATGGACAATGCGGCAGTCTGGGTATAGGTGTTGTTCCCCGAGAAAGAATCGCCCTGCACCTGCAGAGTTTTCTGTTTCACGCCATCCATGAAAATGCTCACTTCTTCCGAGTCACTGTTGGATCCGGAAAAGCTCACCACCCATTCGTTGAATCCATCCTGCGTGTCATAGGGATCGTCCGCGCTGGTGGTGTACTCCGATGTGAAATAGTGGCACCAAATGGCGCAGAAGTTGAACCTGGCATCAATGGAGACAATCTTCAGTTCATTGTCGGTGGATGAGAACGCTTCGTTGATCGACTCGGAAAGCGTGCCGCTAGGCGTTGCCTGTCCATCGTCGGAAAACTGCAGCTGCGTTGTTGAATCGGAATTGGCGCTCCACGTGAACGGCGCTTCAGCAAGAACCTTTCCTTCGCTCGTGACGATCTGGGTGGGGCCCCCGCTGGTCACAGTCTCGGAGAACGATGAGACACCTTCACTGAGTCGTGGGAAGTTGGTGTTGAGCCTGCCGACCAGGTGATTATCCCGATACAGCGAATAAGCCGGTATCTTCTGGCTTACCTCAACAACTTCTTCACCAATGAATTCGTAATAGATTGGACGCTTATTCTCTGAAATGCTTCGGTTTGTGACCACCCTCCGCTCGATAACCTCTGGAACAATGTCATCCGAAAGGATGTTGGTGTAGTCGAGAGTTGTCGTGCCAATTGTGTCGTTTTTATCCCACATCTTCAGATAGCTGACGCCGGTTGAGACATTCAGCCGCATCCGGTAGATCTGTTCTGGCAGGAGGTTGCCCCTGTTCCGAGCAGTGCAAACCGCCTCTTTGCCATCGCGGCTGAAATACCAGTCAGTGGTGGAGGCCAACTGGATAGAATTATAGAACGTGAATAGCTCTTCTTCCTGAGCCTCAGGGATGGGCCTCAACTGCTCATCAAGGGCAACACGAACAACAGTGCCAGATTCCGCAAGATATTTTTCTGCGTTAACCACAGCAACCAGGTATCGCTGGTCACCCTCAGTGTAAACGGCAGCGCCGTGCACGTTGTCACTGAATACCCAGAGCACTTCCCCGCGCATGAACACTTCGGCGCCAGCCATCCAGTCCTTGCGCCAGTGCGCGAAATCGCCGGGCTGATTGGGATAGTCTTTTGTATCAGGCTCGCCCACCCCGTGAACGTCGTACATCCTGGTTGGAGGCCCAGCCCAGGAAAGAACAACGCCCTTATCACCGATCCAGTTTCGATACCCGTAGCGCTGCGGCAGGCCCTTCTCAATGTTGTAGGAGCCGGCCTTGTAGTTCAGCTTCCACACACCGTCATAACCATCTTCGGCGCCGATGGGCGGATTAATCTCCCCCAGTTCCGTTTCATACGGTTGGCCATGCACGATCGCGAACGATACTTTGTCTGGCATCACCACCTGGTACCGGGAAACCCAGAACACAAAGCTGATATCCGAACAGGGAACAGGCTCTTTCTCAAACCCAATCACCAAAGGGCCCGATTCGGTAAAACGCACCAACACGCGATCGCCGTCTTCAAAGGCAGCCCCGTTGCAATCCATGTACTGAATTGGCACCGAATGATAAACAGCCTGCTGGTTGATGTTCAGCTGCTGGGCAGAAGAAAAGGCGTCATCCAGCGTCACCGTGCACGCATCACCGTTCAGATCGCTGATCATGCCCAACCGGTAACCGGGCCGCCATTTTTGAACACCAGGAAGGATGGCCAAATTAAAGTACAACTGAGGAGCAGACTGGGCGATGTCAGGGAAAAGCGATCCATCACGCGAAGCATCATAACCAGCTTCACCGCTAAAGCCTGGCTGGATGATGATACCCCGACCTCCCTCGTCATTGAGATCGGCAAGGCCCACGTCGCCACTCAGCTCTTCAGTAAAGTCCGCGCACCAGGCGTCCAGGGTCTTCGATTCCGGTACCGCTTCCAGGAGATTGCGGCGCTTTAGAAGCGAGAGGTTTTCAGCAATCAGAACGTCCCGTTGGTACCGCAGCCGGCCGATCGCCGCCGTCTGTTTGGCCAGCTCCACCTGAAGATCGCCAATCTGGCCAGCGTACTGGTCAGGCGCCTGGCGATAGTCATCGATCAGCAGATCAATATCACGGCGCAAGTCATCGGCCTTCTCTTCCGCTTGCAACACCTCCAGTTTCTTTTCTGGAATCAACACGGCCAACTCGGCAATGCGTTTGTTGACGCGCTCCAGCTCTGCCTTCACACGCTCCACCGCATACTTCAGCCGAACCCGATAAAGCCCCGCGCCTTCACTGGAAACAATCTCACCGCGAGACATCAGCTCTGCCCCACTTCACAAAACTTGTCAGCGCGGCTCACGTAGTAATTTATGAAACCCACTGTGAATTCCGCGTTGCGAGCCTGAACCGTCATGCCAGGCCGGAGGAAAAGATCAATTGCACAGCGAGCACGGAATTTACCATCGGAGAAATTCAGAGATCTCAGCCCCTTAAGAGGCCTTGTATTCTGGGAGGAAACGAAACCGGGCCCGTAGCCGGAAACCGTAGCGGTCAGCTGCCGAGTACCCTCGTCATACCGAAATGAAGAAAAGTCGGATCGCATGATCTCTTCCGAGCGCTCCGAGCCATCCGAGAATCGATAGCCTTTGGACACGATCAACTCACCACCGGAACGCTCCTGAATCTCTTCCAGACGGCCAGAGGCCCCAGGTATCACAGCCTGCAGATAGTTGCTGTTCTCGCCACTACGCGCTGTAGCCTGCCAGCTGGAAATCCGGAAAACGAGATCCGGGTTACCCGTGATGGTGAGCGTGTAGAACTCCCTCAGCTGGCGCGGATCGAGTCCTTCAGTCCAATCCTGGAACCCCTGGAACTGTGCGGTAAGTCCGAGTTCCGCTTGGACGGCACCAAAGGTCGAAGCGGCCTCACCCTGAAGTGAGGCACTGAAATCAAGGCTGGCGCCAATCGTTCCTTGAACGCCCTGAATACCTTGAAACGCAGCGGATACGCCGAGATCAGCAGCCAAACTGCCGACGTGGTGGCCACCCTCAAAAACAGGAACAAAACCAAGCTCCGCCTGAATCGTTCCGTTCGTGCTCGCGTTACCAATGAACTCCGCAGAAAAGGTCAGCTCTGCAACAATCGATGATTCGGTGGTTCCACCAGCCCCGGAGAGATCGATATTGTTCATCGCAGGCGGAGAATATCCTGCCTGAGCGCCCGATAGATCAATATTGGAAACGCTTGGAGGTGTGTAGCTCACGCCTATGCCGCTCCAAAATTGGTAACATCGTAAGGGCCATGGACCTGGGGTTGGTAGCCGCCACCATAGAGATAGAACACGAAGTAAACCTCAACCCCGTCGTAATCATCGAATGTGAAGTTTATCGATGTGGAGCTGAAAAGAACGTCGTATACCTTGTTTACCTCCTGTTGGAGGCCAGACACCACCACAAGCGCATCAATTTTCACTCCCGTGGCATCCTGCGGAAATGTCAGTTCCATGCTAACGTTGCGCGTTGTCATCACGCACCCCCGATCGTAATCGTCCCCGACGTGATCGCAACAGGCCCATTCTGTGTGATGGTACCGGTGTTCAGGGTTAGTTCAGCGCCGTCTCCCGGTCCGCCTGCAGTCAGGTAGATAACCTCTGCCCCATCCCGGTCCAAAACCCGGGCCCAGCCCTGATCACCTCCATTATTGGCGGAGTTATCGTTGCTGATGGTCTCGAAGGTAATCACCCCATCGGTTTCCGTGGCCGCAGCGTTGGTCAGTGCCAGCTCAGCCAGCAGTGTATCTGTGATCGCCTCCCCCATATTGGCCGGAATCGTACCGTCATAGATCTCAATCATAGGGGTGTCTGTACTGCCATTGGCCATGGCAGCAATGATCTGTTGGGCCATTGCAGAACGGAGTGCAGTAGTCAGTTTCATTGATCGATTCGCCTCTCAACAAGCACCACCAGCCGAATGGAATCAGTGGTTTCGGAATAGTTTTCAGGGGCGCCGATGAAGCACCCCTCCTCAAACGCAACAATCAAACGGCCATAGGCCTTAACCATGCGGATAACGTTGTCCACCTGGTCTTTACTTGAAGGTGTCCATTCAATGCTGAGCACCCGGTCAGCATCCGAGTAACCAAAATCATTGATCTCGGCTTCACCATCCAAAGTTGCAGTGCGCGAAACCCTCCGCGAGAAGTCAGCGAGCCCACGAGGATCCACATTGTTCACGGTCACCAGGCCATTCAGATCGAACTCTGGAGCAGTAATAAACAGCATCATCCGTTAAGCCTCAGTAGCAGCTCTTCGCCCTGCGCATTCATGCGCACCTGGATTCCCTCGAGCAACGCAAACATAAGCGCCTCAAGGTGCGGCTGAAGACCATCACCGGAAACCTTGATCAATGCGTCACCATTCTGGAGCTGACGGGTTTTCTGGCGGATGTATTCAATCTGCGCTTCAGTCAGCTTGCTTTGGTCATTGAGGGATTGTTCGCGGTATTCGTTTTCTTTGCGGAGCTGTTCATTGATGCTGATCTGAGTGAGTCGACTCGCATCATCGAAACCACTGAAGAGATCAGTAATTGTCTTGCCGGTGCTCTCGAAGGTGTCACTGATCGTGTCGGCGATCGCCTCAACCTGTTTGGCGTTGGCCTCGACTTCAGCGATGTCCAGCGAGATCTTCGCCTCGATGTTCTTGATTCGCTCATTGCTGGCGATCTTCTCCATCTCGATGAAGAACTCTTCAGATTTCTCCACCGCCTTTTCGGTTTTCTTAGCCGTGTCCTCCATGGCATTGCCGGATTTGACGATGGTTCCGGAGAAGGAATTGATCTTGCCGGTGGCTTCGTCATAGCCGAGCTGAAGAGCCTTGTTGTTCTCCGCGAGGACAGCAGTGGTTTTGGACACTTCTCCCAATGCACCACCGCTCGCCGATACCTGACGGTTCAGCTCTTCGACGGCATCAGTAATGCCCCGCTGTGAACCGCTGAACTCTTCAGTCTTGTTGGCGTTGTCTACCAACTGCTGGGCGTAACGGTTGAACTCCTGGCGTTGATCTTCCGTGATTTCAGTGGTGTAACCCATGGTCTGGCCAAGGGTTTTGTTCATCTCGTCGTAGCGCTGACTGATCTTCCGAAGTTCTTCGGTTTCGTCCTGCAGCTTCTTGATCTCACCGGTGGCAGGCGCGAAACTATCGGCTAGAGATTTGATCTCATCCGCATTGAAGTACTGATAAAGCTTAGAGCCAATGGAACCGAACTCTTCCTCAATGTAATCATTGATGAATGTTCCGAAGGCATAGCCGCCAGTCAGCGCCAGCCCAAGCAGGCCACCCTTTCCAGCTGTAGTTGAAGCGATACCCTTAATGCTGTTCAGGTTGCCGATAATCGCTTTGAAACCCTGAGCGCCAGCCAAGGCAGTCAGGCCAGTGCCAACGCTACTCAGCCCTCCGGCGAGGCCACCGATGGCTGGCAGAACCGTATCGATCGCTTTCCCGACACCCAGAATCTCACCAACCGTTTTCTTGGTGGTCCCATCAAGCTGTTCGAATTCCTCAATCCCTTTGCCAATGGCCTGGAATAGAGGCTCAAGCCCTTCGGCAATCCCGCTGGAAACCTGCACCAATGCCGTGAACGCATCCACCACCCGCTGCATGGCAGACTGCAGCCCTTCCACCGTAGACAGATCAACGTTGCCAAACAGGCCTACGAACAAATCATCGAGTTCACCGCCCAGATCACCAAAGGATTCGAGCAGGTCTGAGAAATCCAGCCCGGAGAGCGCTTCAGGGAAGTTTGCAGCAATAACCTGGAGCTTCTGGTCAATGTCCTGAGCAAGCCCTTCCAGGCCGTCCAGAATGGGCGCAAAGGCACCATCATCAAGCTTTATCTCATTCCCCAGGGAATTGAAGATGCTGGTGACTGACTTAACCACAGAGCGGGTTTCGTCCGTGAGATTTGAGCCCAGTTCGATCAGCGCTGAATTGACGTTGTTCTGAAGTGTTTGTCCAAGGAGCCCCAGGGTATTGGTCAGCTCCTTTGAGGCAGTTACCGCAGCACCTGCGTTGCTGCCGTATTTTTCAAGACTTTCCGAAAGCCTCTCGGAGTTTTCGCCAGTCAAGGCAAGGACTGGAACGAGCGCCTCTTGTGTGCCGAAAAGCTCTCTGAGAACGGTCACGTTGCCGCCGGTCTTATCTGTGACCTCCTGTAAGAAGCCTGCAAGTCCCTTGCTTGCAAGGGCGCTGGCGTTGAACTCAATGCCAAGCTCATTGGCCAGTTCAGTTGCCTGCTTTGATGGGCCTATAATTGAGTTAAGGGCAGCCCTTATGCCAGTAATTGTTTCGGCGGTACTGGTGCCGGTTCCGGAAGTAATGGTGGCAATGGCCGCGCCAATCTCTTTAAACGAAAGGCCTGCCGCATCAGCGATAGGGGCCAGCCTACCGATTGTAGACGCCAGTTCCGGTATCGTCGTTTGGCCAAGTTGAACAGTTGTAAAGAAGTCATCAGCGAATGCGCTGGCCTGATCTGCTGATGCGCCAAAGGCATTTAAAGTGCTGACCAAGGCGGCAGTGGTTTCGCCCAGGTCCGCCCGGCCCGCGATGGATAATGTTTCAGCCGCAGCCAGAAGTTCGAGCGAATCCCTGTAATCAACGCCTGCAGAAATTGCGCTGTATGTAGCGCTGGTGATTGCATCCAGAGAGGCGGTAGAGGTCTCAGAATACGAAAGAATCTGAGCCTGGAAATCTCGGAGATTGTCCGCCGGCTGCCCGATCAGGGTGGCGATCTCACCGAACGCGGTATCAAAATCATCCGACAGCTTCACCGCGAAGGCCGTGATACCCACACCAGCAGCAGCCAGAGCAAGATCCAGCTTCACGATGCTGTCTGTGATATCGGCCAGAACGCCGGTCACATTCCCTGTTTTGTCCACCAGGCCATCCAGCCCACGGCCAACTGAGTTGATGGCACCGCCAGTGTTATCAACCCCACCGAAGATCAGCTCTACCGTTTTCTTGAGGTCTGCCATGTTTTCTCCGGGCATAAAAAAACCCTGCCGAAGCAGGGTTCATTGGTTCAGAGTTTGCTCTAGCTGCAGTAATAAGCGACTTCGCTTTCCCAGCGAGTCACGCGGTCTTCCGCATCTCTCCGCTCGCTTTGTTTGTAACCGCGCCGGAGAAGCTGATCGAGCTCATTCTCATACCTTTGAAGGATAATCTTTGCCTTCCGGCATGAACTGGATTCTGTTCGGGGTTGCTGAGAGGTTGAAGCAATATCGCTGTCGGCTCTGCGCTCGGCGCGTTCCTGGTCTATGCGATCCAGCATTTCTCGCTGGCTATCCGTAACCATGGATCCGGTCTTGCTCTCCCGTATCTGAACCTCTTCCTGCTGACCAGGTGGCGGCTGATTCCCAAAGTGAACGTTGCCGTTGTCATCAGTCCACTTGTAAACCTGGGCAAAAGCGGGGAGTGAAAGAGTGACCAGAAAGAGCAGTAAGAAGCGCATGGATTACCTCCGTGTAACAGATTGTAAAACCTTAGCACATTACTTTTTGCTCTGCGCTTCATACCAACGCGCCCACAAAGACACTTCGGTTTCCGTTAGGTAGCCCTCTGGAAACACATCAGGCCGGATCTCAAACAGAAACCGGCCCTTGCGATCCGCCAGGGCTAGGCTGGCTTGGATGTCTGGCTCTTTCCAGAGGGCTTTCGCTTTACCTGGGCAACCTTGCCCTGGCCAGTCAGGTCATAGATCTGATTTGACAACTCCAGGAAGTCTGTTGGAAATGCCTCTGCAATCCGCACGACATCCTGGCGCTTGAGCTGTGGCGAGATCACCGCCATCTCAACGTGTGCCAGTTTTTTAGCCAGGGCCGGAGGTGAATCTTCACTGATGCCCAAGGCTTCCAGCATGCCCTGAATCTTCTCAGCTTCACTGCCCGCCAGTTTCTCCAAAGCCTTAACCAGCAGTTTACTCTTGTCCGCTTCCTGGTCGGCCCGAGCCAACTCTTCTGCAGTCAGGCCCCGAACACGAAACACAACCGGTACCGGTTGGGCATCATCCCCTTCACCTTCGTAGCCAGCAAAGCCAGCAGCCGTGAGCCCAGAGAGCGGGACATCCTGTGCCCGCTCCTGGAACTTCGCCTTGCGGAAAGCGGCAAGGTCGAAATTACTCACAGCGATACCTCTTTGCCCTTCTCATCTACGTTGATGGTACAGGCAGCAACGATATCGCCACCGGCTGGGAAGGTCCGGGCAATGGACAGAACGCCCTGTTCAATGAAGTGCTGGGGCCGGTTCTTGTCTGGGTAGAACCGGAAGTACAGGTTCTGGCCCTGAACAGCCGCAATGGTATCGCTGATACCATCCGTGAGATCGACACTGAACGTCGCGTTGTTCAGGCTCTGGGAGCGGGAGTTCTTCACCCGGGTATAGGTCTGTTTACTGGATGAGGAATAGCCCACTTCAGAAGGCACGAAGTCATACGCATCGAACGCTTCAATGAACTCCGGAGTGGCAAAGCTGGCATAAACACCCTTTGGAACATTGCCGGTGTGGATCTTCTTCAGTGCAGAGCTGAAACTCACCTCACCATTCACGTAGTCAATGGTGGCGATCGGGAACACAGCGCTTTCCATGTGCACGTTCACCAGCTGGAAGATCTCGCCTTCGGTTACAGCGGCAGCAGAAGCGCTGGTCATGCGGACCTGTGCCAGTTCAATGGAGCCGACGGCAATGAGAGGCGGGCCACCGGCATCACCACGAACTTCCGAAAACGCGGTGCCTTCAGTACCGGCAACCGCTGTCACATCCCCAGCACCATCACACACGATGCTGTTGATCATGTGGGTTTCAGTTGATGCACGAGTTACGGCAATGCTGGACTTAGCCGCCACTGCCAGTTCCACGCCCGACACAAAAGCGGTGAAGGCGGCGATCGCTACCGCATCATTTCCAGTGGCTGGGGAGCAAGCACCGCCGGTCACCACGCCATCAGCCCGAACCACAGGCGCAAAGCCGGCAGCCTGGGACCACAGCTCTTCGCCGGATTCAAAGGTTTGCGCATCGCCGGAATCTTGCAATGCAGTCATGGGAAAGGCGTTCTGCCCGCCTTCAAATTCGAGCAGCGCGTTGTCTGTAGACATAGGGTTTCTCCTGGTTTTCAAGCGCCACCGGGCGCGGGGTTTGTCTGTCTGGAGGTGTTACTGGTAAGGGCTGGTGTTGCTGGTTTCGTAGACGATCTGGAAGGTCACCAGAATGATCATTTCGTTCTGGCCTCCATCAGGGGAATCCAGAACCGAATCCGTGTAACTGATGTGCTTGCAGAGCCCGCCAAGGGTCTGATCGCTGGCCAGGGCGTCATCCAGCAGAGCCGCAAGCATCTGGTTGCCCTGGACACTGGAATTGATCGTGCGGTCTCGTTTGGCCATCTCCCCAACGTTGAGCGTCAGGGTCATTTCATACTTCCGGTACTTGAGCTTTTCGGCCGTCTCGGAGGGGTCCCAGATAACGCGTGCAGGGAGATCCTGTTCGCTGTCCAGTTGTTCACCACGTTTGGCGTTCAAGCGGTCAGCAAACGCCTGAACAACCTGTTCTCGGATACTGTCTGGCATCAGAAGCCCCTCAGAATCGCGTCGATTTCTTTCTCGAATTGCTGCATCTGATAAAGCGCCAGCGGCTCAGCAATGTCTTCTTTCACGTCGGTGAACACCTGTGAAAGCGAGGGTCCGTAGAAGACTTTGATCCTTCCGCCCTCAGAACCGATCTTTGAACGCCGACCAGCGATCGCAACACGGCCACTAGTGCCAGGCAGAACGATGTAGAACGGCTTGCCTTCAATCTCACTGTCACCGTCAAACACCTTGGCACCGCCCGTTGGCTTCACCTTGACTCGGATTCCACGCTTCGGAATCGCAGGAGGCTTGAGCCAGCTGGTTTTGTCTCCGGAAATATTGGTTTCCGTTGAGAAGCGAGAAAGCAGAAGGCCTCGGGAGGGTGTCGAGATCTTTGCCTGAAGCTTTTTCTGTGAGGCCTTGGTGATCGTCATCAGGCTCTTCACATAAGCAGCATTCAGACGAACCTGTTTCCGGATTTCCTTGCTGGATTCGGTGCGGCTTTTCGTCACCGTTTTGTTCAGGGATCTGGCGTGAGCTCGGCTTGCACCATCTGAGAACTTAGCCAGCAGGGCCCGCACTTCCTGCAGGCTGGAGCGATCAACCTCAACTTGCATTTGCGTAGTGCCTCGTCACCTGCCCGTCATCCGTGATCAGCCCGTCCAGTATCCAATCGATTCCGTCGATGGTTACCTTATCTCCACGCCGGGGCCGATCCACATAGCTCTTCCGGATCTCAATCTGATTCCGGAACGCGGGCATGTTCGTTTCATACACCTGGCGCTGCTCAACAGCCCGATCCAGAATGCAACGGATCTCAAAGCTAGCGCCTTGGTCATCGGTGTACACCGCATCCACGGCGAACTGCTCATCAATGGCGGACTCAAGCCGGCCCGCCACTGAATCGAACTTACTGGCCATCAGTCGCCGCTGGCGCCGTCGCCAGATTCGTCATCGTCTGAAGCACTACCGCTGGCGTCCGGTGCAGCGCCTGAGGCAAGAACAGGGCGCTCACCTTCTTTCCCGTCCTCTTCGATCACGCGAACGCAGCTCTGGTACTTCTTCAGCTCTGCAGCGGTCATTTCCGTTTTGGTGCCGGCTTTGATAACTGTCTTCTGACCGGTTGTTTTATCGCGGTCTTCAACCCGCTTGATAAACACCACTTTGGTTTTCTTAGCAGCCATGTCTTTCACCTTTCAGGTTTCAATTCAGATATGAAAAAGCCGGCCCTTGTCTTCAAAACAGGCCGGCTTAGTTCAGGCTTTCAGTGCTCCGCTTACGGAGTCGGGAGCACTTGCGCGCACATGGTGCCGTCGATCCGGCGGAGGATCGGCAGCGGCCCGGATTGAGTCATGATGTACTCAATGCCGGGATCGTCTGTGGTGAAGTTCTTCGGCCACATTTCCGCTTCCTGGTATTGCGCGTTTGCGTCCAGAATCGCGCCATACGCACGCACACCACGGGCGCCCGCTGCGCTCACAATCACTACGTGGCCGTAGGGAATAAAGTACTGCTTGACGCCCTGGGCATCCTTGTACCAGCCCTTGTATTCCCAAAGCTCTGGGCCAGTTTCGCCGAATCGGCCGCGATAGAACGCGTCAGTTTCAGCCGGTGCCATTTCGAAGGTGGTTTCAGAACCGCGGCGAGTACTCGCCAGCTCCTTGAATTCCTCATCACCCATGGCGGCGCGGAAGGTGCCAGGGCCAAAGATCACGTGAGTCGCTGGAGCTTCCAGAAGGCCGAACCAATCCTCAATGTCTTCCACCGGCTTGGCCGTGGACTGGTTCCAGGCCCCAGCACCGCCTGAGATATCAATCGTGAGATTGGCATCACGACGGAAATCCAGCAGTTGCTCCGGATACTTCGGGCCAGACACAACTACCTGGCCAGTCAGAAGCTCCTGAGCCAGCATCCACTCTTCACGGCGGCGAATCTTTTTGCGGTGAGTGGCCAGCAGATCCACGCGGATCGCATCTGCCCGCTCCGCTGGAGTCAGCGGGCCATTGAAGCCCTCACCAGGCCGGCGCTCAAGCACTCGCGAAGGATCAACCACATCCTTCGGTTTCAGGTAAGGCGGAATGAACTTCCGAAGTTCGCCACCTGGCTGCTGGCTCACCTGGCCGGGGACGTAGGGGCTCACGAACGGAGCCAGTTTGAAATCTTCATCCCAGGCATCAAAGGCAATTTCTTTGGTGCCGAAAGTCACGAACCCCGGGCAAAGCAGGTTCAGCAGGAACGGCATGAACGGATCCAGACGGCGGGTACCGTCCAGCAACTCAGTGGTGCTGTAGGTCATGGGGTGATCTCCTCAGATCTGGTTAATCAGGTGATGCTGGTAACGCAGGGCTACCGGGCGATCACTCCGGGGTTACAAGTGAAATGGGCGTGCGGTCGAACGCGGCCAATTGCTCAGTAGCGGTCCAGCTGGCGTGGAAGCTCACCTGGTTTTTGTCCAGATCGCCACCTTTGGCATAAACCACATTCATGTCGCCACCGCTGGCATCGGCGTCATGATTCAAGAACCCAATCGGGTTCTGAGAACCATCAGTGGCATCCTCCTGACACTCCACGAGCTTGCCAGTTGCGGCAACACGGCCGATCGCCCGGCCTCTTGGCAAGTTCTGGCCGCTGGCCAGGGTGCCGCTGTCGAATGCCACCAGGCCGCCCAAGATGAACGGCGCCGGCTGGTAAGGCACGTATGAAGAGCCTGCGTAGATATCAGACATGTTTGTTTCCTCTCGTTTAAAAACAGGTTCTCAAACCGCCCGCCAGTGGCGAGCCGTTCCGGGTTAGTGGACTTTGGTGCTGGATCCGGTGGCCTTGGCATGAGCCGCAGCCAGCTTGGCGCCGCCTTTGAGCTCTCCGCCCTCTTCGCCGGCTGCGGCATCCGCTGCAATCTCCGGCTGTTTGGTGTTGCCCATGGCCGCGCTCAGCAAACCAGAAGGCGCTGCAGCGTTCTGCTCCGGCACTTCAGAAGCAGCCAAAGCAGCTTTGGCATCTTCCACCGACATACTGGTTTTGAACGCCAGGTGCTGGGCCAGCTTTGCGCGGCCTTCGGCTTCCTCGCACTGCAGGATGCCGGCAATGCGGGCCTGCTCAGTGGCGGCAGCATCAGCAGCCAGCTTGGTGGTGTCTACGGTCTCCGGTTGCTCAGTGCTGGCTTCCGGGGCGGGTGCCGGTGCAGTAGCCGCCGGCTTGGTCTTTGATTCAACCGTCATAGTGCTAACTCCGATTGTCGTGGTGGTTTGGATGTAGTCAGAGAAGGCGGCCAGCATGTCGTGGCCATTGATGAGCTCGTCCGCAAATCCAACATCGATTGCGTCCTGCCCGGTATAGATGGCCGCCTCGGTGGCAAGCACATCCGATACAGAGAGGCCGATGTGTGCACCAACCATCTCCGCAAACTCATTGCGCAGGCGGTCGGATTCGGCCTGGAATCTGGCAAGCACCTGCTCCGGCAGGTTCTCGTAAGGGTTGCCATCCACCTTGAAAGCACCGGAGTGGATCAACGTCACATCAATGCCGTTGGTCTTCAGCTGCTCTTCAAAGCTGGCGTGCATCATCACCACACCCACGGAACCGGTCCGGGCGCTGCTGGTGGTGTATCGGTAATCGGTGGCGCTGTGCAGGGCCATGCCGGCACTGCAGGCCATGTCGTAGGAAATGGAGGCGATCGGCTTCTGGCCACGCAGCTCATTCAGCCGGCGTGCGGTATCAAAGCAGCCAGCAACCTCACCGCCGGGAGTATCCATATCCAGCAGGATGCCGTTCACGGTGGGATCCGCCAGGGCTTCCTCTACCCGGGCAATGATCCCGTCGTAGCCAGTCATTCCGGAATACGGCTGCAGGTGCCCGAACTTATGAACCAGCGTGCCAGAGACCGGGATCACGGCAACACCATTCAGCACCTCATACGGCCGGCTACGCGGCCGATCAGTACCGAACGAATCCGCCCGCATCCGCAGCTTTTCCTGAGATTCGATCAGGCCGAACTCATCCTGCAGGCTGGCAATCCCCAACCGTGGCGCCAGTGCGCCAAGAAATACCCGGGCATAGCCAGGCTCCAGCAACAGCGGCTGATTCAGCACACGGGCTGCAATGTTCTGGTTTCGCATAGTTTTCTCCGGGCATTAAAAAACCCCGCCTGGGCGGGGTTCTGTCGGTTTTGAATCTGTGTCAGTTTGGCTATAGGAATCGAAGGAATCCGTCGTCACACCGAGTCCAGCGCCGCCGGCTCATCACCTTCAAAGCTTTGCGCTCCACGTTCGGGGGAAGACGGCCTTTGCTCTTTGAATTTGAATGCCGCGTGTACCAAAGTTCTTCTGCTGTTTTTGGGCCATTACAGTCATACCACCGGTCTCTAGATCCCGGAATGAATTCACGGGCCAACGCTCGTGATGGTGTTCCAATGATGCTTGGCATGATCAAACCTCTAAATCAAAGTCGTTCGATTCAGTTTAATCGAAATTTGGTAGCAGGGGCTGGATTCGAACCAGCGACCTTCGGGATATGAGCCCGACGAGCTACCGCTGCTCTACCCTGCTGAAACTCAGTTTCCGGCTACTGCCTCCGGCTCCTCCTGGTCGGGAGCAAGGGCCAACGCTTTCACCCAGCTGGGTGGCGGCAGGCCGGCCTTCTTCCGTTCTTCCATCTCCCGTACCTGCTGGGCAAACACTTCCTGATAATCCTCGCCCATCTTCGCCAGCTCTTTCTCATAGGTGGAAAGGCCGGATTCGATCAGCAGGATCGATTCCTTCACTTCTTTCAGGCCATCGATGGCAATGCGCCCGGAGCCGATCCACTCGCAGTTGCACCAGGAAGCCTTCGCCTCATAGAAGCCACGGGTTGCCGATCTGGGCAGGCGGATGCGCCCGCTATCGATCGCTTCCTCCAGCCACAACGCAAACACCATCGAGGCAAAGCGGCTGGGAATGATCTTCCGGCGGCCCATGAAGTAGCGCCAGCTTTCCATCATGCTGGCTCGGGCGGTGCTGTAACTCAGTTCCCGGTAGTCCTTTGTCAGCGACTCTTTAGAGGTATTGGTGCCGGCGGCAATCCAGCGGGTGATGGAGGATTCCAATTCGCTGAATCCGTTATCGGCGTTGCCGCTGGTCAGCAGATTGAGGTTCTCACCCGGCATCAAGTGCGGGATCTTTACGCCGTTGAGGCGGATATCCGCGCCCTCGTGGTAGTCGGCCAGGGTGCTCATGTATTGAGTGAGCTTGTCGGTGCTCAGGTCACCACCGATGATTTCCATCGCGGCTTCACTGCCCAGCTCACTCTCAATCACCGCCGCGTACATGGCGTTCACAATGGCGTTCTGCAGCTTGGTCTGCTGCAGCTTGCTCAGCTGGGGCAACTGCTCCATAACGCTGAGAAACTGATTCTCCCCCCGGGTCTGGCCATCGCCACGGGGCTCGAACACGTGCAGGAACTGCTGCCGGCCCCAGCGGGTTTCCCTGGGCACAAAGGTCCAAGCGTTGCCCATGCCATCAGACAAGCCGTAACCGGTGATGTCATGGTTACGCACCCAGTAGCCCACGGCCGCGCCAAAGCGGTCGACCTTCACCCCAGCCCGCAGGCTGTTGCTGTCCGGCGCATGGTTCGGGTTGCACACCCGGTGGTGGTTCACCAGCTTGATGGCCGTGTTGAACAGTGCACCGGGCCGGCCCGTGATCCACTCAGCGGAGGCCATGCCCTCGCCGGCGCTGGTGTGGTTGGCCGTGATTTCCCGGCACATCATGGTGAGGGTGCGCTTGCGCTCCGCATCCACGTAGCAATTGATCGGGTCTTCCGCATACTCGGTGAAGGCGTCCTCCACCTCTTTCGCAAAGGCCCGGGCATCCTCTTCGCTCATGCCCAACGCCCGCCATTTGGGCTTGTAGCTGAGCCGGAACATGTGGCCAACGATGTTGTCGACGTGCAGCTGCACACCGTTTTTAGCCAGTGCATGGTTGCGCACCAGGTCTTCCGCACGGGCATTGCCACGCTTCAGGTCTGGCAGAAGGGCCGCGTCCGCCGTTTTGGCGCGCGGGTTCCAGCGTTGGAGCTGGCCACCAAAGCCGGTACCAGTGCCGGTGTAGCTCTCAGCCTTCTGGATCGGCCGGCCCGAGCTGTCTACAAAGCTGATATCTGGCATCTTCACAGAATGAACCTCGCAGGACGACGGCGACGGCCGGCGCCACCAAGCTGGCTTTCCAGGCTGGCAATGTAGGCCGCCAGGTCTTTCTTGCTGGCCTGGGAGAACTCAACGGTTTTGCCATCGCGCTGAATGCGCACCACAGCCTGCCCGGTCAGCAGGTTGTGGTAGGCTTCGCGCGCCTCCAGCAGCTGGGTTTCAAGACTCATCGCATTCTCCGGGCAATATCAGCCAGGCTTCCACTTTGGGAACTGGCTTTGGAAGTTTGAACAGGCGCCGCTGCAGGCCTTTGTTCAGCGGGGCTTTCCGGCGCCGCCGGTGCCAGCAGATCGCCCTGTTTCAACTGGGCTTCGCGGGCATCCCACTGGTCTGGCTTACGCACGTGCAGCTTCATAACCCGGGCTGCATGCAGAGCATAAATCTCGCAGTCCAGGGCTTCGTTTCGCACGCCGGATTTCTTCTGGTAAACCTTGCGCCCTCCACGCTGGCGAGATGGCGCTTTGATCTCACTCAGCACCTGGGTGAAGTAGTCCGATCTCACATGCTCATAGAAGTGGATCCGCCCCGGCCCGTGGCCTTCCAGTTTCAGGCGGCCGAAGAAGAGATCCTTCGCTTTGTGAACCCCAACAATATGCACCTGCAGGCCGTATTTGCTCGCCTTGGTTGTCTTGTTGTTCAGATCTACTTTCTTCGGAGGGCTGACGATTTCACGCTGCAGGTTGTTGGATTCACCCTTGCCGCTCATGATTTTCACGCCACGGCCTCGGCGCGATCGCACGTATTGATACACCGCGTCGTTCGTCTGCCCATCGGAAGAGTCGATGGTTGCCGCCGATACGTGGATCGGAAAGCCCAGCTCCTGCTGGTACTGGCCGAAAATGAAGCGATCCAGCTCATCGTAAACCGGGTCTTTCGGATCGATGCAGGTCCGAGCCGCGGATATCTCCCCCCAGAAGACCAGCCAGCTTTCCTCACCCCGGCCCCAGGCCCGGATAATGATCGCCAGTCGATCGTGCTGAACGTCGACACCAACAGTAAGCTCCAGACCTCCGGCCGGCACTGAAAGCTCCTGGTACTCAAGGGCCCTTTCTCTCAGAGCATCCTCACCAGGTACATCGGTGCGGTATTCATAGGCCAGGCCCAGGCAGCTGTTCTCGAAAACGATCATGTCGCTTTCGTCGCCCTGCTCCAGTTCCTTGCGGGCCTTCAGGTATCGCTCAACCAGCATGGCCAGTTTGGAGCCGGGGAACGGGCTGTAGAGTTCGTTGATGTAGAACCCGGCCACCCCCCTGAAAGGCTTTTGGGCTTTCCAGTAGCCTTTGCGAACGTTCCGGTTTTTGTCCACATCCCGCCAGGGAACACCGCAGTGCGGGCAGACGTAACGGGCTGTGCTGGGCTGAGCGTTACCGAGAACCTCATCAGGCACATCAGCGCCTTCATCCCAGACCACGTTTTCCCAGGACAAAACGTGCTCATCCTTGCACTCGTGGCAAGGCACCATGAACACACGCTGGTCGCTGGCCTGGTAGGCCTTGTCCACGCGGGACAGCCCCTTCACGGTGGGCGTTCCGCCGAAGATGACCTTCCGGTATTCGTAGGTTTTCGCGCGCTCCTCGAGGAGCTTTACCGAGTCGCCCTGCCCTCTGACGTTGGTATTACAGTCGTCAGGCTCCTCGACACAGACCACCGGAGCGGATAGCGACTTCACGTTATCCGGAGCGTTGGATGCCACCAGGGCCAGAAAACCACCCGGGAACTTTTTGAAGTCGGTACGGTTGCCAGTGCTCCTGGAAGTGGAGACATCCACCAGTGGCCGAAGCACCGGTGAAGACTCCACCATGGGCACGAACTTCTGATCCAGGTACTTCCGGATCGTCTTGTCCTTGGGGAACAGCAGCACGATCGGGCACGGATCGTTGTGGATCCGGCGCGCCAGGTAGTTGTTCCACACGCCATCAGTCCACGCCACCTGCGCAGACTTCCGGCAGACCACCTCTTTCACACTGGGATCATCCAGCGCATCCAGCATGCCGGGCACCCACGGCGTCAGATCCGTGGAGTACTTCCCCGGCATCGGGCTACTCTCTTGCGCCAGATACCGGTACTGGTTCGCCCAATCAGTTGAGCTGATCTTCTCCGGCGGCTCGAACTTGGCCAGAGCCTGGGCTATCACCAGCTCCAGGTTCGCGGCCAAGGCCTGCCAGCTGTCGGAGGATTGATCGAGAATGCTCATTCAGAAGCTCGATATCGAGATCGATGTCATACAGCGTATCGATCTCAGTCTTGAGTTTTGGGTTGCCAGTGAGCACACCTGTGCGAATAGACAACACCACCTGTTCCAATCGAGCCCCTACCAGTGCCGCCGGCACCAATTCTTTGATGTCCTGCGCATAGGCCAACTCTTCGCGGTCGCCTTTAATGCGCTCCAGTCGCTCACGGGCGGACTCATGGCGAGCGCCAGAAACCGCGCGCTCCATCAGCCACTCGTGAACATCCTGGGTGTCGTACTCATTCGCCTGACCCCGGCCACCAGCTCGGGCGATCGGGAACGAAGCGTCTTTCTGGTAAGCCGTAAAAGACCTTTCGGAAATACCGAAGATCTCAGCGAGCTCTCGCTTGTTTACTCGCTTACCCATTGCTAACTCTCTGATTCAAAACCAAGGAAGGAAGGCCAAGGTTGCGCCAAGTCTGCGAAAAAACCGCGAGTCTGCGCCCCCTCAGTGGCGCTACCCGCCAGAAGGACCCGCGCCCGTCAGGCTGTGACCTTGAACTCTGTGGATCCGCCTGCAGCAACACAACGAATCGCTGTCACAGCGTTAACCATCAGCGAATCTGTGTAGCCGCTGACATCGCCTTCTGACCAGGGCTTACCTTCGGCTGATCCAGCCTCGACTGCAGCCACATCATCCTGGGTGTACTCAACCCGGGCGGTACCTGCAGCTGGCGCAACGCTAACCAAAACATCGCCCACTCCGGCCGGGAGGTACAGCCACTCACCAGTGGCACTGGTCACGGTTTCTTTGTGGTTGAAGCGCTGTCGGGGAATAGTCCGGTTCTGCTGGAACTGCTGGTCATCCAGATCTGGCGAGAGCTTGTTAGGCATAGTGGTCACCTGAAGAGTGTTTGATTAACGGATCCAGTCAGTGAACGGAACAGCGGCTGGAACAGACCCCGGGGAGAGGTGGCGATTTGCTCAACCACTTTCAGTGTGGCCGACACCACAGTTTCATTTCCGGCATCATCAACGCCTGTTGCTGTCATCGTGTAGGTACCGATGGCCAGCTCGTTTAACTGTTGTGTCCAGCTGCCGCTTGAGATTGTTGGGCTATAGGTTGAGCTGTGCGTGACGTCCACGCCTTCAACGTCAAGAGTCAGGCTTGTTGCATCCCCTGCGCTACCAGAAGCTACGGGCGTAGTGTCCAAAGTTGTCAGCGGGTTAATCGTGACAGCCGGTGCGATGTCATCAACCACCGTTACATCGAATGAGTCCTGGATGCTTCCGTCCGCACTGTAGGCGGTAGCCACAAGAGTAAACGGCGAGGCCTCAATATCATCAACATTAGTGGTACCGGAAAGCACCGAACCACCAAACTCAAGGCCAGAGTTTGAAGGCAACCCGCTGAGGCCATAGGAGCTGGCACCACTGAAGTAGTTGTCAAGATCGACACTGACGGCATCGCCCTGCCCCAGGTTCAGATCAGGCAAGGCCGAATCGAGTGTTGGAAGCACTGCAGCGCGAGTAGTAGCTGACAGGCCGGAAGACTGACTACCGATTGCGATTGAGCCTGTTCTCTCTACCTCAAAGCCATTGGCAGTTCGGATACGTGGTTTTACCAGGTAGCCCAATTGCACGTTGGTTGTGGCTGCAGTGAAGCCTGCAAACCCGGCGCCTGCGTCCACCGCGTACTGAACATCCGTTCCAGTCACTGATACGGCAATCTCTTCGCCCGCATCAATACCAATGACCTCAATGGCTGGGAACTCTACCCACTGATCAAGGGCCTGGTTGGTCAGCGGATCTACCGTGAACGCATCGGGATCGACATCTACCTGAGACTCAACCGTGATGGTTGCCGTGATCGTATCCTTGGTGCCGTCATCAAACAGCACTTCGATTGCAACGGTGTCTTCACCAGTGAAGCCAGCATCAGGGGTATAGATATCGGCTACATCGTTGCCCCAAAGATCGTCTGCTTCCGCTGTGGCAGCATCCAGCGTCCCATTACTCGGGCCTGACACAATGCGGTGATACGTGCCGGCAGTGATCAGCACAGGACTGGAGAACAGGCTGTTGCTGTCTACTGAGCCCACCGGGGAGGTGTAAGGGTGGGTCTGGGTATAGCTGATGCCGGTGATGGTCGCAGTCTCAGTTGCTCCTGAAACAACCATGGAATAAGTGCCTGTCGCCAGTGTTCCAGGAATGCGCACCTGGATCTGATCATCGGTCGGGTCGTTCTCAGCAACCACACACGCAACGCCGTGCAGCGTCACGCTGGAAATTGACTCACTGAATCCGGACACATCCACCAGGACCAGCTGATACTGGTTCACCGCATTGTCAGAATCGACGGAAACCACAGCCGGAGCACCAACGAACGGGCCGATGTATCCCGTTTGCAGGTCTGCCCCGCTGATGCCGCCTGTGATCAGATCCATTACGCGATGTCCTCAACCGTCAGATCGACGTTCAGGCCTTCGTTCAGGGCCGGATTAAAATAGGAGAAGTGAACGGTGTCGCCAACGGTTACGCCGGCTGATTCTAGGTTAATCGCTGCTGTCTGGGAACTGCCGTTCAAGCTGCCCGTAGTGGTGCTGAAATGCACTACGGATTCCGGATCGGAAGAGGCCCGAACTGCAATCTTGAGATTGGTGGCATTGGGCGTCAGATCGCCAGCCTTGTCTCTAATCGTCTGAGCAGAGATGCCCTCAACGACCGCTGCGGACGTCGTGTCGTCAATAACTGTCGGGGTTGCCTGGACGTTCGGCGTAGGCTCATCGTCAACAGCAACAATTGCGTAGCGGTAACCGGTCGAAGCCGAAGCCGTGACGAAGTCCAGATCAGCAGAGATTCCTGCTGAAGCTGCCACAGAATCAGCCTCAAGCGCTGGGGAGCCAGAAGCGTCCTGCCCGTCAATAACCTGTTGAGAAGTCGGAACAGTGGCACCGGCTGGCAGTCGAACACCGTAGAACACGCTGTCCTCATCTGCTGTGCTGCTGATTGTGTGGCCGTTTTCACGGGTTTCAGTTACAGCTGGGGCAACTTCATAGATTGGGGGTGTGGTGTCTGATGCAGCACCCGGTGTAATCATGATCGCGTTAGCATAGCCGGTGCTGCTCGACCCTGCGCCTTCTCGATACTCAAGCAGCGCATCCCCGTTAGCATCGGTGGTGCCTGTAAACTCTACAACCGAATCGTTGGTGCCTTCTTCGATGTTCTGAGAAGCACCGCCGTTCAAGCGCCATTCAACAAAGCGACCGGAGGCCCCGTTTGAGTAGCCTTTCAGGGTGAAAGTGGTGTTTGCCGGCCCGGTAATCTGCATTTGCACCCAGGTAGGTGCCGCAGGAACACGGTGTCCTGATGTTGCCGTGGTTTGATCATCAACCCACGCCGCCGCACCCGCTGTTGGCCAGTTGCCAAGGGATGAAGCTTCGTTTGCAGGTTGGGCGCCCGAAATATAATGCAGTGACCACCCACCACCGATGGCCACAGGCGCAATGTCGGAAACAACAATGTTTGTCCAGGCGGGATCTGATGATCCAGGGCCTGAACGAAGGTTTGCTTTATGATCAGCCATTACGCAAGCCCATCCGGAAGACTGTCTGAAACAGTCGGCATTGAAAGTTCGTAGAATTCTTCGCGGTTGTCTTCATCCGTCCATGAACCACCAGCCCAGTTGTCGTTGCCACCAAGTGCAAAGGCGTTCCATCCGGGCATCGGGCCGCTGGCAGAATCCACCCAGCGCACCGCCTCACTGTCAACGACCAACACATCGTCGATGTACTGCTTAAAGACGCCATCAGCAACGCCCGGGGCTGAGTTCATTTCGAGGTAGAACCCCATTTTGGTTCTTGTGCCCGCTGCGCCAAACAACTGTTGATGTCTAACCACTCCAGAGGTAGGCAAAAAACCTCCGTTGAGCTTGTCTGGAATCTGCGGACTTAGCCCTCCGGTCAACTTGCCTTGAATATGATCGGAGAAGTTCATATCGACATCACCCAGGCTTCCGCCAACGATGTCTCGGCCAATACCAACTAGATCGGTATTACCCATGCTGTAGTTGGTATCGGGTGGCCCTCCGCGAAACGAAAGCCGGTTCCGGATGCCATAACTCGTGGACGACGACCAATCCCACAAAAATAAAGGCCCCTGAGTACCGCCGCTGAAAGCAGACCAAAATTCATCGGTTGCCCCGGTAGAATGGAAGACTCGAAATACCTTGGAGGTACCCGTTTCGTCGCCAGTCCAGTCAACTTGAAATGAGATATAAAACTCGAGGTAGATCCTTTGGTAGAGCTGCGAAAGCAGCTTGCCAAGCACGCCATTGGAGTTCCAGCCGGTTCCTCCAGATCGATTGAGCCGTCGACAACGGAGAACCCGCCCATGCCCAGGGAACATGGAGTCAGTGATTTCAAGGTTGTGGATGGCGGCGTCCGCTTCGGAGTTCCAAACCGCATCCCAACTTGCAGGAAGGACGGATTCATCCCCTGTCCATCTGAAGGTGGTGTAGTCGTTGCCCACAGCCGGACGAGGCGTCCAATCTGGCTGATCGTCGAACGCATCCTGGAAGATCACACCCGCCGGCATAGACCCAGCCACCGGCAACCGAGTCAACCCAACCGGCCCAACATTCCGCTCTCCGGCATTGGCCGCCTGGTTGTTGTACGCGCCGTTATTGGGCATTGCTGGTCGCCTCACGCTCATTCCACGCCCGAGCATCGGCCTTATCGGCATTACACTCGCGAACAGTGCTCTTCAGCAATTCAACGTACTCTGGGCAATAACCAATCACGTTAACCTCCGGCCCTGGGATCACTGTCGCTTCCAGGTACTCCGCCGGCACCCTCTCCCGCACGATCACCGTTCGGGTCAAGTACTGTGTCTCGGCGCATGATGTTAAAAACAGCATCAGGCCAAGGCTGATCAACACAGTCCGGAGCATCTTCAAGGGCCTTTGTGAGTTCTTCACGGGTTTGGGCCAGCTCCTGGTCACGGAACCGGTCCCGGCGCTGGCGTTCAATGGCTTTCTGCTCACGCCAGGCAATGTCTTTTTCGAGGTACTTAATCGAGGCGACGTTCTCGCGGTTCGCCTGGGCTGCATTGCTGATGATCACTGCCTGGCTGGCGTTCTTCTCCAGCAGCTGCTCGCGGTCGCTCCAAAGCCACCAGAACGCACCGAGCGCCACAACTACCAGTGTTCCGATAATTGGCACCAGGTAAGGCGCCAGCTTTGCCTTGGCCGCTTCCAGAATCACTTGTCACCCGGATTACCGCGCCACAGCGTCAGCACAGTGGCCAGAATGCCAATCACGCCAGTTACGATGGTAGCCACGGCAGCGCCACCAATGGCCTGCATAACATCAGGATCAGTCACACGCAGAACAACAACGGTGATCAGAACGCAGGCCCATATCAGCACCAGGCGCCGCACGATGAAGTGTCTGGCAAAAAAGTCTGGCATTACCGCTGTTCCTCGCTTGTCATCCGGCGCTTCAGAATCTCTAGCTCAGCCTTGAGTGCCGCCATCTTCGCGTTGCACTCTTCCCGTTCCCGCCGCATTTCTTCGCGGTAGTGGATCGCCTGGGCTTTTAGAGCGTTATCAAGATCGGCAACAACTACATTCAGCCGAGTAAGCTCATTCGAATAATGATCAGCCAGAGAGTCTTCGCGTTCTTTCAGGCTTGTCTCGATGGCAATGATTCGTTTGGACCGGGTAGTAAAGAGCCCAACAACCACCCAACCGGTGGTGGCAATCACACCGCCGACAAAGGCCCAGAAACCAGGGCTTTCGTTCAGCATTGCTGCTATTTGGCTGAAAGGCATCCGTTCATTCCGGGTCATGTGGGCTCGGGTTATGGGTATTGGTGCCAGGGCAGCTGGAAATGAGGGCCGTCCTTGAAAGTCTCCCAGTCACCGCCCCACTCAATAGGCACGCCCAGCTCCTCAGCGGCCTGCTTCATCGCGTCAGCGATCTTGTAATACAGTGGCCAGTCCCAGCGCACACCGCCGGTAACCCAGGCACCCAAATCCACCGCATGGCCGGTCAGGTGCCGGCTGTTCATCGTGGTGGATGCGCCGGAGTCGAACAGTTCCTTCTGGCGAGACCTGGAACGCAAACCCTCAAGGACCGTGAAATCCACTTCCGTGATCTGAATGGCCCGCTCAACCACAGAAAAGAGATCGTCATGAACACCAGAAAGCCGCGCCATGGATCGGTTGCTCAGCTTGAAGCCCATAACGCCCTCCAGAATTCAAAACAGCCCGAGACAACAAAACTCGGGCAAAGGTCACGGCATAAAACCGATGAGACTCGGAGACACAATGCTCGAAGCACGCCAAACGCCAACACCGCAAACCCCAAAAGAAAAACCCGGCCATCGCTGACCGGGTTTTCAAGGGCTCTTTTGGTGTTCAGCCATACTTCTGCGACTGTACGTGATTAAGGCTATATCCGTGCATGCATCATGTCAACTTAATCTGTACTTTTTGTAAAGCGCTTTACTGGAACAGTCTTCCATCCACCCAGGCTTCCGCACTGCGCAGCAGTACCCGCACCTTCTCCCGGCTCATTTTCACTTCCAGGCCAATCATCGAATAATCCCAGCGCCGCACATAGTAGGCCAGGACCACCTTGCCAAGATCGGGCTCTCGCTTCTTCAGGCTGGCCACCGCCTGGTCCACCGCCAGGGCTTCATCATCCGGCACCGTGCACCCACCCACACCAGCCGTCAGCTGAACCGCTGCGTAACCCGAATTAACCCCACCACTGCGAACCCACACACCCCAGTCCTGCAGTCTCCGCCTTGTTTCATCCAGCATAGTTATCTCCATTCTCCGGTTTTTAGTTCTGTGCAGGGTATGTGCAGGGTTGTTTTTAAACCCTGCACGTGTTCAGCCCTACTGCCCCAACGTTTGTGCATAGTGTGCAGGGTGTGCAGGGTTATAAGCCTCGCGCGGGGAAAAAAATTAATAGCACTTTTTAATACCGGCCCAAACGCCCACACACATTCACACGTACGCGCGCGCGAAATAACCCTGCACACCCTGCACACCCTGCACATCCCTTCTGCCCCATGGGCTGAACACGTGCAGGGTTGGTTTTGAACCCTGCACATACCCTGCACACAGCAAAGCAAACCCTGCCAATAACCATCAATCAGGCTCCACATTGCCCGCTCGCTTGCGGAATTCAGCCACACAACCACCCAGATGCTCCGCCTTCGTGCGGTTCTCAGGGGGATCCTCCATCACAAACATCATCGCCTGGTGCTCAACACCGGCCAGCTTGAAGCGCTCTCTGGCCTTCACCAGCCGGCTCGAAAAGATCGTGATCAGTTTGGTTTCAGTGAGTGCGCGGTTACCGGTCTCCGTGCACCAGCGGCGGTAGAAGAGGTAAACGTCACGGGTAGTGCAGCTGTGGAAGGGAATGTCGAGGTCTCCGGCTTTCCAGTCCCGGAAGAACACCTCGAAGTTCGGAAGGCTGAACTCAATCACCCGTTGCCTGGCAACGGTATCCAGCGGTTTCGTGTGCTTGGTGAAGTCAGCCAGGGGATAATCCAGCAGCAGCTGGTAGAACGCCGCCGGCCCGCCGTTGTCCAGCTCATACGACACCTTGTCTTGCAGTTCCTTGCTCAAGGTGCCCTTGGGCCACACCACCAGGAACCGCCGGTCACTGGGCTCCAGCGGGAACGGCTGTATCTCATTACTGAGGAACACACCGTTCATGTGGTTGGCCTCCTCCCAGCCAGTAACGAACTTCCGTTCAATGCGCTGGGTCTGGCCGGTGATCATGTGCTTGATGGTGCCCATCTGGTTGTGCTTCTCCGATCGGGAAAGCACCTCCTCGAACACCGCATACAACAGCCGGCTTCGCCAATCCGTGTATTGGGATTCCAGCTGGTGCTGGCCAAGGATCGCCGCATACCGGCCGTAAATCATCCTCATCACTTCGCCAAAGAACAGCGACTTGCCACTACCGTGCACATCCGAATGGAACAGCAATGCGGTATCCAGCTTCGCACCCACGTTCTGAAGCGGGTAAGCCAGCCATCGCACCACCCAATCGATCGTATCCTTATCCTGGTTGCACAGGTGGCACAGCAGATCGAAGATGCCCTTACATTTCCGGTACTTTTGATCCCTCGCCTTCTCATCCGGTACCAGGGGAATGCCCGTGAAGGTATTGATGGTGGTCTCTGTGTCGGACTGCTGGGTAGGGTCGAAAACAATGTTGTCCTGGTCAATCACCTGGCGTCGTGGGTGTTCCATCCAGCGCGTGTAGTCGTTCGGCATGTACGCCTTCAGCGCCTCAAGGGGCACCACATCCTGCCGTCGTCTGTCCCAGGCATTCTTCGTAGGGTAGATGTAAACGAACCGCTCAATAATCTGCATCAGAGGATCATTCGAAGCATCCTTTTGCTGCTGCCCGTTCACCTCTATCCAGGTCATCGTTCGCCGGTTCGGGTGCTTCATCCAGGCATTGAAAAGCTCATTGCCTATGGTGGCCTTCATGCCCGCCTGCTTGTACACCTTCTGCTGGTGCGAGTCATAGATCTTCGTTTCACCATGGATCAATGCATAGCGTTGCAGGGCCTTCTTAAGAGCATCGCCCTCCCCCGCACCCCCTGAATCAGAGGGGGCCAGGGGAGATTCATCAGGGGAGGAATCATTGCTGGCCGGGCCAGCCTCAATAGCCGCCATCACCTGCGTACGAACGGCCTCAAGGCCTTGCGCCTTATGAAGATCGTTAAAGTCAGTGAGCGCCATCGGCAGCCTCCGCAAACTCCGGAACCACCCACACGCCATTCACGGCCTTGGCTGCCTCTTCTGCCTTCAACCGGCCCGGGTTCTTGCCGATCCGCTCCTCTGTCTCTTTGTCTTCATCACCGGCTATGCAGATCAACGCCGAAGGGAAAAACTGGCGAATTGCTCTCGCCACGGGCACAAGGTTGCCCGAATCAAAGGCCACAGCCACGGGCAGCCCTGTTGCCATGTGCACGCTGGCACCCGTGGCATAGCCCTCCACAATCACAACCGGGCACTCAGCCTCTGGGATATCGGTAAGCCAGTGAAAGGAACCCTCTTTGGGCGTGCCGGTAAGAAACGTCTTTTCGCCCTCCGGCGAGATCCATTGCAGGCTCACCAGGTCCAGAGCGAATAGCTGAGGGCCATCGCAGGCAACCGGCTTGTATACGGGCACAACCACACTGCCCCGGCTAAAACGCAGCCCGAACGGGGCCACACCTTTGGCCGCAAGGTACTTGCTGGGCCCCTCCGCTGGCAGCTTGCTCCAGATGCGCTGAGCTTTTTCCCTGCACTCCTTCGCCGCAGCCTCTGCCTCTTTACGAGCCTTTTCCTGAGCCTGCTTTCGCCGGCGCTGATACTCCTTACGGTCCTCCTCAGTGAGCGAACCAGCAGGCATACCCACCTTGCGCTTTTCATCGATCTTGTAATTGCCAAACGAACCGGCCAGGCCGATGCCGCCAGAGTTCAACCGGAACTCATGAACCACATACCAGCCTGATTTTTTCTTGCCTTTGTCGGCACGGGGATAAGTGACAGGAACCCGGACCAGCTTGCCCGAGGTATCAATGGAATCGACCAGGAGGCCGAGATCGCGCATCTGAGTGAGCACCGCATCAATATCCATTGCGGCCTCCGCAATCGTAAAAAGGTGACATGGAAAGAGCCCTCGATCCAGTATCTTGTTGGTTACTTATGCAGCGCCGAGGTCGGAGTCATCATTTGGACCAGGACCAAAGACATCGGGGCGCATTTCATAGCGCGTAACCGCCGCATCACAGGCCTTTTCCAGCTTCCTGCAATATTCGCTGGGAACCCTTGTCCAAAAACGCAGGGACTGTCTCGGAACACCACAAATCTCTGCGATCCGAGTTTTGGTTCGAATGTTGGGATGCTCTTTTAAGCGGTCGATGAGTTGTTCTGGCTGCACATTAAGCTCCTCGGAATCAAGCTGTACTGTACTTTATGTCAAGCTCAGCTTGCTATGCAACCAAAATTCGCGGGGATATAGTTCGCGTATGTCAATTCAACCTTTCATATCAAGGCTTAAAGAAGCCATTGAAAACAGCTCCGCGACCCAGGGAACGATCGCGGAGCACTGCAATGTTTCGAGACAATCAGTCACCAACTGGAAGACTACTGGCCAGATCTCAGTCGAGAATTTGAGGAAGCTGAGCGAAGTAACCGGATATCGATATGTGTGGTTGAAAGAAGGAACTGGCCCGCAGAAGTTCACAGACAAAGAGACGAACGAATCAGAGTTCATTGCCAGTGAGCAAGGGGTAAGGGAGCCTCGGGCAGACAGTGACTACCTCAAAGATGAAGCGGCGGAACTAATCCAGAGCATCCGGTACGCCATGGCAAACCGGAAACTTACTGAGGGCTCAGTAAAGGCACTGGCTGCGTTCTTCAATTCGCTGGTGGATTCTAAGTAAGCTTCTGAACCCAGCCGGCCCAATGCTGCTCTGAAACGATAGAAACGCCACCCCCTGCGTCTCTCAGCTCCACAGCCTTTTCGATTTTCCTGCCGTAGGATTCATGAATCCAGGAATCGCTCACCAGCTCCCCCACGACCACAAAGTCCGTATCCTTGGTCACGTTCTTCGCAACCGAACCACCCACTGCAACCACCATTGCCTCACACTCTTTCCGAGTGCCAGAGGCAAACTTTCCTGTAAGCACAAACCGACGATCCACGAATTCCAGGTCTGGCGCCGGATCGCACAGAGGCAGACTCGAAGCCGTCTTATCCTCTCCCACGTGAATCCCTGAAACATCCATCAGCAGCTTCACAAGCTCGCCCTGCTCTTCCTCATCGAGCACGCCATCAGCCAGCATTTCATCAATTCGGGCAAGCATTACGTTGGCTGGCCACTTATCCGCGATATCCGCGTTCTTCACCAGCCAGGCCTGAAGAAACTGCGCCTCAGCCTGGTTCACCGAGCCGTCAGCAATCACCCCTTCACAGATCCCCAACAGCTGATCCAGTTTCCGATCATCCAAACGGCTTCTTCCAAAACGCTGAAACAGCGCGCTTTTTTCGTCACTCATTCCTTTGATCTCCTTTTCAACCTGCTTAATAAATAGTCGATCCCTATCACAAATCAAATCAAGTTAGCTTTATATCAACGTCAAGCCCTTTACTGCATGTCAATCTGAGCTTTACTATCTGTACATCTTGTAAAGGAGCGCTTGACATGCAAACCTTCACCGCCACCGAATTCACAGCCTGCAACAAGGACAACCTCTTCACGAAGAGCCAGTTGGAAACGCTTGCCTGGATGGCGGAAGGGAAAGAGAACTTCGCCATCGGCATGCTGCGCGGCCATGGCGAACCCGGTGCCAAGAAGCTCACCTGCCAGGTAATGCACAAACTCCAGTGCAACAACCGTTGCCTGGCCATCGCCCGCGCCTTTAAAGAGGGCTACCTCAAAGCCGCTGACACCACCTGCAAAGTTGCTGACGCCGCCAGGAACAATGCCGCCAAGGCCATTGCTGGTGTGCTCATCGTTATCAGCGGCATCACCGCAGGCACCGGTACCGGCGATTCATTCCTCAGAACAGCCAGCAGCCGCAGCCAGGGCACCTACCGCGTGCGCTGGGAAGAAGTACTGCCCGCCAACCATGGGGGTGCAGCATGAGCCAGCAAACCACCCCACTCTACGAAGCAGCCCGCATGCTCAATCTGGGCTCAAAGAAGCTGTACCGGGCCCTGCGCAGCCGCAAAGTGCTGGACAACAACAACCTGCCCTACCGCTGCTACGTGCAGCAGGGCCTGTTCACCAGCGAGCTCAAATCCTACGAGCACCCAACGCTGGGCAAGAAAACCTACGCCACGCCACAGGTAACCGAGAAAGGTATCCGGTGGCTGGCCAAAGAGTTCGAAGTGGAAATCACCGAAGCCTCCAACAACACCGCCCCTGAAGGAGCAACGCACTAATGCAATCCGAGAACCGCCCAACAGCCCAACAGCTACTGGCCAGCTGGCAGATCATCTGGGAGCGCAAGCTCAACGGCAAGCCGGAAGAAATGAAAGAGGCGATCGCCAGCCACGTGAACCTGTTCCCGAAGGGCAATCACGCCGAAGCCGAGGCCCGCACCCGGAAAACCGTGGCGGCCTACAGTGGCGATCCCGCAGCCATCCGCGCGCTCATCCAGCGCGGCAAAGCCACCCTGCGCAGCGTGTGAGGCACCGGCCATGGCAACGATCAACTTCCCAGACAACACCCCGGTAACGGTCATTAAGCAGGCCCTGGCCACCGTTGGCAAAAGCCTGCAGTACCGCCCGGGGCCAAACAGCAAACCCCAACCGGAGGACGTGCCCCATGGCCACAACCGCCGCCCTGCTCATCTTCAGCCTGTGCCTGGTCTGGCTGATCAGCAAAGCAACCATTGAAAGGACGCACCACCATGACATCACCGATGCCGCAACATACAAGCGCGAAACCATCTGGCTCTGCTTTCCCCTCGCAGGGCGCAAGCGCCGGCTTCGCCTCCATGAGCACACCTTCGCAGCTCACGGCCCTGGACGGACGTCTGGGCTGGCTGGATCTCAGCACCCGAGCACCTGTTGTCAATCGTGCCCTGAACACCATGTTCTCCGCCGCCATGCAGGACGGCACCGACGCCATGCAGGACGGCACCGACGCCAACCGCGCCCGTCGTTTTTTGCTGGCCCTGTGGAGTCCAGACCAGTACCCCCTGGACCTGAATGACCTGGGCTATTTCGATCGCGAACTCAACTACGCCTGCCGGCACCTGGCCAACTTCATTATTGCCTGCCAGGTCAGCTTCCGGCAGCTGGTCACCCACAGCGATATGAAACCCATCATTGTCGCCTGGGGAGAAGAACACCAATGAACACCGCCGCCAAGCAACCAGAGCTCACCTTCGAAGAGCTGCAACAGGCCTACGAAGAACAGAGCCAGGCACTGAATGAACTGGTGATCCACTTCGATCGCACCGTGGCCCACCTGGAACAGGCCACCAAACTGATCGCCAAACAGGGCCAGCAACAGGGCGAGGCCATCGGCTGGCTGCGTGATATCCGGCATGCCGCCGGTGCCACCGGCCCAGATATCAGCCACCAGCAGCTGTGCCAGATCATTCAGGACCTACGCCGCCGCGCGTTTGTGAACGATGCCACCCAGATGCGGAGGGCCAACTGATGGCCCGCGCCTGCATGACCAAAACCCACAACCTGGCAGCGCTGATGCGCCTGTCAGATCTGGAACTCAGGATCGAGATCCAGACAGCCGCCACGGCTGACCCCCTTCAGGGCCTGCACCTGTGCCACGAACTGCTGAATGCCGAGCAGTACTACCCCACCCGCCGTGGCCTCAACCAACTGGTGGGCCGGGAGGTAGAGCGCATTGGCCAACAACTTACCCAGCAACCGGAGATAGCACTGTGACTGGAAGCAACCGGGGCACTGATCTGCCCGAATTCATCAACGATCTGGACGGTGGTGTGTTCGCCGAGAAGATCGCCATCGCCTTGAGCCGGGTCGCCGCCGGTGTGGTCGACAACAACAAGGCTGGCGATGTCACCCTCAAGTTCAAGATCGATCGCATCGGCAACAGCTACCGCGTAGGCATCAAGCACACCATCGACTACGAAGTGCCCGAAGCCAACGGCAGCTACCGCCAGAAGAACACCACCGAAAGCGTGATGCACGTGAATAAGGGTGGCCGCATAACCGTCTGGCCGGAAGACCAGCACCAGCTGCTCACCAAAACCGGCGAGCCAAACCCACAGGATCAGGAGTAATCCATGAGTCTCAATGAAGAACTGAACAACACGCTGGCCACCGTGCTGAGAAACATCCAGGCGGAAACCATCCAGCAGTTCATCCAGGCACAAACGAACGAATCCGTTGCCGCTCTCCCCGTCGGTGTCACCGTCACCGATCTGGAGGAATACCTGGAACAGCGCCGCCGGTACCGCGGATCCATGGCCACCAACCTCATCGAAGAGTTTGTGGAGTACGTGACTGCCACCACCGAGCAATACGGCGACCTGCCCGGGCTGGAAAACTATCCGTGCTTTGTGAGCCCCGCCTCCATGAGCGCAAAAACCTTCTTCAACCTTGGCGACATCGAGAACCCGGGCCACGGCGATCACTTCGCTGAATTGAAGCTGAAGAAAACAGAAGCCTACAACCAGCTGCTGGGCATCAACGGCAACCGGTTCGACCAGAAAAGCCTTGCCGAGTGGCTGGAAGACTGGAAAGACCACTTGGAAGCGATAGCAGAGGACGGTGAAAAGGCCATTCCCTTAGCCGCAGCCGTCTCCGCCGTACGTCGAATCACCATCGGCACCAAGGCAGAAGCGACCAGCGAAACCCGATCGCTCAGCACCCACCAGAGCGCCATGGCGGAAGTGGAAGCCAGGAACAAAGACCAGTTCCCCTGCTTCCTGAAATTCACCTGCGAACCCTACCAGGGCCTTGAAGAACGCACCTTCACCGTACGCCTCAGCCTGATCACCAGCGAGAAGCCAGTGATCAGCGCCCGAATCGTGCGCCTGGAAACCCTTGAGGAGGAAATGGCCCAGGAACTCGAAGAAAAACTCCGCACCGGCCTTGAAGACACCCCCGTGAAAACCTTCGTGGGCAGCTTCAACCCCGGCAAATAAAGCAACAGCGCCCCGCAGGGGCGCATCTGAGAGGGCTTTCGCCGAGAGCCCTGCCAGATGTCACAGAGGAGAACAGCACCATGGAACACATTCAGGACCCCATCTGCAACGGCAAAGTAACCGTCCGCGCCACCCTGGAAGAACTCCAGGCCATGGAAGACAAAAAGCGTGAGCGCTCCGCCGCCCGGTACCAGAACAACCCCCAGGCCGCAGCCACAAAGCTGTACCAGATCGCCAGGACCGACACCGGCGGAGGCCGCGCTGCCAGCGCCCTGCTGCTGTCGCTGTGGAACAACAACTTCGTGTGCAACATGCGCGATGTGATCTGCAGCCTGGACATCGACAACAGTGAAGCGGTGATCGCCCTGCTAGGCACACTCGGCCCCGGCCACCACCTGGAACGCTACCTCACCGAAGAACAGATCATCGAAATCATCGATGTGTGGGGCGAAATGCACGAGCGCCGGAGGGATCGGTCATGAAAAACACCCACTTCATTCTGATAAAGCACCCATCTGAAACCCATGACGGCGCCTTGAAATCAGCAACAGAAAGTTGCCAGGCACTGCTCAGCTGGGGGCTATGGCCTCTTTTTGAAAACACTCGGTGCCGTCTCATGATCAAAGCCGGTAACCAGGTGCTCATTTATACCGCTGGCCAGGGAAAAGACGCGCGCAGAATCCTTGCCACGGCAACAGTGGCTGACGTTATTGAGTGGTCACGAAAAATCGAAAGCGCCTGCCCGCTGTTTTTGGATGGCATTCCGGTCAGCGCAATTGTCCTCGAGGACATCACCTACCTAAGTGAGCCTGTGAATATCAAGGACCACCTCGATGACTTGTCTTTCATCCCTCAGAACCGGGAAAAGTGGGGCGTCGCAATGATGGGTGGCATGCGCTCCATTCCCGAGAACGACTTCAAAACTCTTTCAGCTCAAAAAGGGGCTGCAGCATGACCACCGAACAAGTCAGCCGCCAGGAATTTGAAGAGGCCCTGCGGGAGGACGAGATTCAGCAGCCCAAGCCAGAGCCAACCGGCGCTCAGGTATTTGCCCAGGTGGAAGCCGAGCTCAACAAATACCTGGGGGGCAGCGCCGCCGACTGCGCATCAACGCTCGATTGCGCCGTGTCGAATCACCCTGAGACAACCCTTGCGGACATCATCCACTGCCTGATGGTGATGAACCACAAGCGCATCGAAAGGAAAGCGCACCGGGCCGCCATGCTCAAGGCCGCGCGCAAGGCATTGACCAAGATTGGAGAGTTCCCCCATGGGACAGAAAACCGGAATTGAGTGGACCGAATCTACCTGGAACCCGATCCGTGGCTGTTCACGAGTCAGCGAAGGCTGCCGCAACTGCTACGCGGAAACCGTGGCCAACCGATTCAAGGGCCCGGGTGAACCCTATGAGGGGCTGATCGCCAAGGGTGGCCAGTGGAATGGAGAAGTGAAACTCATTGAGCACAAGCTTGATGAGCCATGCCGGAGGATCAAGCCTCGGATGATCTTCGTGAACAGCATGAGCGACCTGTTTCACCCGTCGGTTCCGTTCGAAACCATCGCCGGCATCTTCGGAATCATGGCCGCCGCCTCCTGGCATACGTTCCAAGTGCTCACAAAACGGCCGGAACGCATGGTGGAGTTCTTCCAGTGGATCGACCAGCACCCGGAGCGGAAGAACTTCGATACCGAAAGGCTGCAGAACACCTACCCAGGCGCAGCATGGCAGCCGTTCCTATTGGCTCAAGCTGCAGCCGACATTTTACCCACGCAAGGTGAGGGCCTGAGAGTCGACCTCAAGGGCCAATGGCCACTGCAAAACGTTTGGCTTGGCGTCAGCGTTGAAGACCAAGCAACCGCAAACGAGCGCATACCGCAACTCCTCGAAACGCCAGCTGCTGTTCGGTGGATCAGTGCAGAGCCGTTGCTTGGCCCAATGATAATGGATCAATTTCTCTTCCGGGGAGACCACAGCCTGCGTGAATCGGACCCATTGGCGGCCGCAATGCTGGCTGAAGCTGTGTCAGATGGTCATGGATGGATACGACCAGCAATCGACTGGGTGGTTGTTGGCGGGGAATCAGGTCCACGTGCAAGACCTATGCACCCCGACTGGGCCCGATATCTGCGCGATCGATGCCAAGCCGCCGAGGTTCCGTTCCTGTTCAAGCAATGGGGCGAGTGGGCACCCGAGACAGTCTGTGCAACTGAACATGGAGCCAGAACCGCCCTCTTCATTGAGCAGGATGGATCCACCAGGCCTGCAGCCTTTGGTGCCAGAGGGCAAGCAACCACGGTTCAGAAGAACGGTAAAAAGCAAACTGGCAGAAACCTCGATGGTCGCACCTGGGATCAATATCCAGAGGCCACCCAATGATCACCACCCGCCTCAACCGACTGCTCAAAGCCTACCGCATCGCAAAGGCCATGTTCGGCGATGCGAACCGAGGTCGCGCCCTACCCGGCCCAGTCTTCCGCTGGTGCCACAAAGTCCGCATGGCCGTGTGGGCCGAGATCGACCTGGTAAGGCGCCTCATCCCCCACATCCGGACCGCCAACCTCAAACAGGAGAAAATCATGGCATACCGAACCGAAGTCAACGACGCCGGCGAATCCCCGTCAGCCAGCAGTCGCCGGCAAGACGACAAGGCCATGAAAGACATCATCAGCGCCCTGCAGGACGGCGCCCACCTGCGCATCCACCCCAAAGTACGCCGCGCCGCCATCGAAGGCCTGCCAGACAAAGACGCTCGCAATGGCCGAACCATCAGCGCTCACCGCTGCAAGAAACTGGCAAAGGAAGGGATCATCCTCGAAGTCGCCATGGACCGCTACGCCTTCAACCCAGATTTGGAACTGGAGGCCCTGTGATGGACAACAAAACCGCACGGCAGGATCTGGAGACGGTGATCCGGGTGGAAGATCTCGCACTGGGATCGATGCGCAAGCTTCGGGGGATTCAGGATTGGTTGAGGGCTGAAGCCAAGCCCCAAAGCTTCCAGGATCGTGTAGAGCCTTGGTTAGTTGAATGCTTCGGCGAAATGATCGCTGGGGATAAGGAGGAGCGCAACCACAGGTTCCTTGAGGAGGCATTAGAGCTGGTCCAAGCATGCGATTGCACCGCCGACGAAGCCCACAAGCTGGTCGACTATGTTTTCAGCAGGCCCGTGGGAGAGAAGTCTCAGGAAGTGGGCGGTGTGCACGTAACTCTCGCCGCCCTCTGCCTGGCTCAGGATATCGATGGCCAGGCCGCTGCCGAGGCCGAGCTTTCACGAATCACCCAGCCGGAAATGGTGGAGCGCATCCGGGAAAAGCAGAAGCGAAAGCCCTCAATGTCTCCGTTACCTGGCGTCTATCCTGATCGCCCCAATCCGCTTGCCGTGCAGGAGAATGAATCATGATTACATTCGCAGGCGGCCTGATCCTTGGCCTTGTCATTGGCGCTGCAGTGGTGTTCGCCCTGGCGCTGTACATCCTCTGGTCGCCGGTTCGGGAACTGCGGGAGAGTTGCAGGGAAGCAGAGACCGAAAACGAACGAGTCCGCCTGGCCAATCTCGATGTGATGATGCACTTCGATGATATGAAGGCCGCCAAGGACAATGCAGAAGAGCGGGTGAAGGAGTTAGCGCAATTCATTGGAGCAGGTGACCGACTTTGCTACGAGTTGGAGTCATGGCTTGCAACCGAACATGACAAGGAAAGTCAGCGCGCTATAAACATTTGGAACCGCCTTCGCCGGACTGGCAACAAGCACAGGCCAGAGCAAGCACAAGCTCAGGGAGGCGAGTGATGCTGACTCCTGAACCAGTGCGCCGAGATGAAGATGGATTCTGGACTCACACTGCATTCAATGAACTATTCGGAGACCGAGAAATCATCCCAAAGGAAGAGTGGAAGGCGTGGTGCGAGGACCAGAACATTGAGATCTCCACTTCTCAAATGGAATACGAGTTAAATGAAGACCACCCCGCCTGGATCAGCCATTTCGATGAAGGCAACGCTGGGTGTTCGGGTTGGAACCCGGAGCCACCAAGCGAAGATTGGTACATGCTCAGCATCCATGACACCGAGGACGGACCGGTTGTGATCTGGTACCGGGAAATTCCAGAGCAAGAAGGCCTTCGACTATGAGTGATTTCACCGTTCTACCCCGTGCGATTCAGGACTGCATGGCCAAAGCAGGCGAACCCTTGTCAGAGGATCAATACATGCTCCTCGCTGGATATCTGGCTCCAGTCCAACAGGAAACAGAGAGAGCCATACGGCGAATCGAAGACCTGGAACAGGTGGCGACCAGCGTCCGCCGGGATCTCATCCTCAGAGCAGAACCAGACTGGGACGGCAGCGGACAGCAGGTGGTCAACCTGAGCGCCAGCATCTGGGATGAGCTAAACCGGGTGCTGGATATCAAAGGCAACAGGCGGGAGGGCCAACAGGAAATCTGCAACTACCCAGAATGCCAGTGCCCCTTCGACATGGGCCCAGATCACCAGTGCCTGAAAGGCCTGCCTGTAATTCGCAAGTAGTGAGGTAACCACTATGGCCAAACTCAAATCACTGGAAAAATGGAGAGAGGAAACCTTCGAGGAACCCGGCCCGTCCATGCGAGTGGTTTACAAGTGGGCGAATGAGGGCCACATTCCAGGAGCACGGAAGATCGGCGGCCTCTGGTTTGTCGATCCGGACAAAATCAAGATCAACACCGGCAACCCACTGGTGGATAAAGTACTGCAGGCAAACTGATGGCACCCAGAAAGCGGCTCAAAAAGAACAAGGATCTGGTGGAAAACCTGTACGGCAGCACCAAGAACGGCGTTACCTACTACCAGTACAAGCACCCAGTTACCGGCCAGTATCATTCTATGGGCACCAACAAGCACGAAGCCAACGCCGCCGCGCGCCAGCTGAACAGCATCCTGATCCCGGAGCGCAACCTGGTGGCCCAGGTGATGGGCACCGCGGATAAAGACATCAGCCACCTGATCGACCGGTACCGGAAAGAGCTGCTACCCACCAAAGGCCTCGCCGCCGGTACCCAAAAAATACTCGAGTACCGCCTCAAACGTATCGAGCGCGATCTGGGCAGCAAGCTTATAGACGAAATGGATGTGCAGGCCATTGCCGAATACCTGGATGACAACTTCGAACGCGATGCCTACATCAAGCACCGAGCCACGTTGATCGAACTGTTCCGCTTCGCCATCAACAAAGGCCTCTACCCACTCGACATGGGAAACCCGGCAGAAGTCACTTACGCCAAATCAGAATACGAAAAGGCCCGCCGGCGCCTCACCTTGGAACAATTCTGGGAGATCCACGCCAAGGCCGAACCCTGGATGCAGCTGGCCATGGAAACCGCACTGATCACCCTCCAGGGCCGCGCGGAAGTGATCAACATGAAGTTCTCGGATTACCAGGACAAAACCCTGAGAGTTATCCGCCAGAAAACCAGCAAGCACGAACACTCGCACCTGATGATCCACTGTCCGCAGCTGGAAGACATCATCACCCGCGCCAGGCAGTCCAAAATCGCCAGCCCCTACATCATCCACCGCCGGCCGGAGCGCAAGGTGGAAGCCGAAGGCCGGGACCACTGGACCAAACTCACCCCCAACACCTTCACCGCCGAGTTCCGCAAAACCCGGGACAAGTGCGAGAGCTTCAAGACCATGCCCAGGAAGCACCGCCCCACCTTCCACGAGATCCGGGCGCTGGGCTCATGGCTCTACAAAAAGCAGGGGTTCGACAACGAGACTTACATCCAGCCGCTGATGGCTCATGCCGATGGGAAGATGACCGAGCATTATCAGCAGGGGCATGAAAAGCGGTGGGTTATGGTTGAGGCGGGCCTAATCCTGAAATAAAGTCACGGAGGATCGAATTTCCCTCGTATCTCGGATAGATATCGAAAGTTTTCTGAGAGCGTTTTGAGATCAGAGATATCAACCTTCGGTGCCTTTAGACGCCCTCTTCTCCTCAACTGACCATTTAAACCTGCCGCGTGCGGAACCCTCTTTTGGGGATCGATCAAGAAATTGATCATAAATCCATCGGCCAAGAAATAGACCACGATCATTTCTGGATACCTTGGATCAGATTCAATTTTAAAACCGGACATTATCCTTGACATGAGCGCTTCTGAAAAAACGCCAGATTTATCCTTAATTCTGAAAAGGTGAACATTGAAGAACAGGCTTAAGCTAGTTCTCTCATTTATCAAAAGCGAGTTGTTGAGAAGACACACCCGAAGCATCTCATTCACCCGTGGACCAAAATTTAAGCCACGATAGTCGGGTAAGGAGGACTCTGACGCCCTCCACAAAATGGATACGAAGAATAAATACAGCTTTGAGTAATTAACCTTTTTGAATCTTATATATGTATCACAGTCGATCATGTTCTTTTTGTTGACCAGAAACCTCGCCCCATACCTTTCAAAGCTTATGTTCAAATGGTGTTCACAGGCCCCACACAACAGCTTTTCCGTGGGGTTTGCATTAACTTTTTTAGGCGGCGTCACCCCATCAACAGATATTTTTACTGCCTGAGGATCACCCGGTGTTTTGAGCCGTCTATAAAACGAATGAGGTATTATATGCGACCGCCTAAGCTGAGCTCTATTTCGGCATAACCGACATATCCCATCCGACTGCACGTCTCTCTCCGGTTATTGAGATTGCTGATCTGATCAACTCGAATCGAGTCCCCATCGTACAAATCCGGTAACGCATGCCTATTCAAAACTACAACATCAACATATCATTTTGGCTGAACTACTTTATATAAAGCTTCAGCGTCGTTTTTAATTTCCTTCATGCAACCTGGCGACATAGCGTATCTATTTCCGTAGCTGTTGCGTCTCATCGAACACCTCTCCAAGGTGGCCAGGTAACGATTGGAGACAGTCGTCAGCTTGTTGGCTTCCTTTTCCCCTATTATCGCCACGACTTTAGAAATATCTGTCTGAGTGACACCCTCCGGTATTGATAGTCCGGTCAGTCCATTCAACTGTGCAGTTAAACGCTCTCGAATCTTCAAAGTCGCCTCGTTGAACTCTTTTCTCTTATCACGTCCCAGGGCCAATCTGTGACCTAAAAACAGCCCGACCAAGAGACCTAGCACCCCTGAAACTGCCGACCAAGCCATACCATTTCTCCTTGAAAACCTTTCCCAATATACAGTACGCAATGCATTGATTTATATAGTCTGCGAAGTGTGCACTAGAGGCGGGGCTTTTCAAGATATATTTTCATTTAATTCATGCGCTTAAATTCCTAAAGGCGCAATTTTGACATGGTAGAGGTCCCCAGTTCGAATCTGGGTGGTCCTACCACTCCTGCTGAAAGAGTCAGTTGCTTATTCCCTGTAAGAACTGGCTTTTTTTGTGCCCGCTCATCATCCTCAGGCACTTCAATCGCTACGAACGATTCTTGCCCTGCTCCACTATGATCAGCTCTTCCAGATCAAAGCCCTCTGCCTTTGCGCGTCTCCTGAACGCCTCAATCGCCTCCTCACTGACCTCGGGGGTACGCGAGAGAAACCAGAGATAGTCACGGTTATACCCCGTCACAAAGGCGTATGAATAATGTTCCTTGTCGAGTTCAAACACGACATAAGAGGCGTAGAAAGGTCCGAAGAAAGACACCTTCAGGTGGCCTGTGTTTTCATCTTCCACAAACACCGCTCGGCCGTCAGCTTCCTCCCATGTTTCTTTTTCGACGTTATAACCCCGATTGATTACCTCGATGCTGCCGTCGTCGTTACGGCTGTATTCCGCGCGAACATTGGTGAGACCGCGCTCAAAGGAATGGTCCAGGCGGGCGATTTCGTACCAGGTACCGAGGTAACGGTCACTCTCAAAACCGGAGACTGGCTCAATACCCTCTGGAAGACCGGTGCAGCCGGCCATGCCGATAAGCGCGGCTACCAGAAACCATCTTTTTAACACTGCCATCATCGCCAATGCTCCATTGTCGAGTCCCAGATACGAGAAGGGCCAGCAGTTGCTGGCCCTCTTTTATACGTTGTAGAAGTCCCGATACCAGTCCACAAACCGCGCAATACCCTCCTCTACGGGGGTAGCTGGCTTATAGCCCACATCGTCGATCAGATCATCAACATTGGCGTAGGTGGCCGGCACGTCGCCCGGCTGCAACGGAAGCAGGTTTTTCTGGGCTTTCTTCCCGACTCGCTCCTCGATAATCTCGATAAAGCGAGATAGCTCAACCGGGTTGTTACTCCCGATGTTGTACAGGCGATAAGGCGCCTTGCTGGTGCCGGGATCCGGGGTTGCTCCGCTCCACTCCCCGTTTGGTTCGGCGACATGGTCCAGGGTCCGGATCACGCCTTCGACGATGTCGTCGATGTAGGTGAAGTCCCGGCGGTGGTGGCCATGGTTGAAGACGTCGATGGGCTCCCCGGCAAGGATCTTTCTGGTAAAGATAAACAAGGCCATATCCGGACGACCCCAAGGACCATAGACAGTAAAAAACCGCAGGCCTGTGGTCGGCAGGTTATACAAGTGGCTGTACGTGTGGGCCATGAGCTCGTTGGCCTTCTTGGAGGCCGCGTAGAGACTCAGCGGGTGATCCACGTTGTCGTGCACCGAGAACGGCATGGTCTCGTTGGCACCGTACACCGAGCTGCTGGACGCATAGACGAGGTGCTTGACCTTATTGTGCCTGCACCCTTCAAGGATGTTCATGAAACCAACGAGGTTGGCGTCCACATAAGCGTGAGGATTCTCGATGGAATACCGGACACCCGCCTGGGCCGCCAGGTGCACTACCCGCTCGGGTTTATGCTCGGCGAACAGCGCTTCCATGGCGGCGCGGTCAGCCACATCCTGCCGGACTTCGGTGAAACCGGCTTTGTCGGTCAGGTGTTTCAGCCGCGCTTCCTTCAGGTTCACATCATAGTAATCATTGACGTTATCAACGCCAATGACTTCATCGCCCCGATCAAGCAGGCGATGAGCCAGGTGTGAGCCGATAAAACCGGCCGTTCCGGTAACAAGAATCTTCACGTGTCTCTCCCTGAAAAGACTGCCAGTCTCAGA